AGAAGAAGTAACGGACGATAATGATGTTACTACTACGGTTGACAGCTTACAGGCATTAGATCAAGCCAAACTAGTACCTTTGTTGGTCAAAACAATTCAAGAACTTGAAGCAAGAATTACCGCGCTTGAAAGCGCATAACTTAACTATCTCTAAGGGAGATTAAAAAATGGCAATAACTAAGACAGAAGTAAACCAACGCACAGAAGTATACGTTCCTATGGATGCCACGGCAGGAACAGATACTAACGAAGGTAATCCGACTCTTATGGTCGTTACTCAAATTACGTTTGATGACAGCGAAGATGCTGAATTACCCGCAGTATCTAACCACGTTACTAATTTGTCTCGTTACGATGAAAATGGCGACCCAACTGTTGTTACTGGTCAAGCTAAAATTGTACAAGATATATGTGCGGGAATCTGGGTATCTAAGAAAGCACCCAAGAAAGACAAAGAATAATTTTATTGGCTTATAAATGTTTCTTATGTTGACGTTTGTACAGGATAAGAAACAGTTTTAGCAATAGAATAAAAAAATCAGTTATAATAAAAACTCACAAACTTTAGGAGAGTTAAAAATGTCAGAAGAAAAGAAAACTGAATTAAAGATTAATGACAAAGATTACATTTTAGAAGATATGACCGAAGAGCAACAAATGATGGTTCAACACATTCAAGTTGCTGAACAGCGTTTGGCGCAAGCTAAATTTGACGCAGATCATGCCAATGTGACCAAAGATTCGTTTATTAATATGCTGACTCAACAACTAGAAAGCCCAGTTGAAGACGCTGAATTAGTAGAAGAAGCCGTGGAAGAAATCAACTAATGGCTACCGTCAAAGAGGCGTTGTTAAAACTTGAAGCGCATGAAAGAGAGTGCGCTGTAAGAATGAAGAACATTGAGAAACGCCTTGATGATGGTTCGGAAAGATTTAAAAAGTCTGAGATGATGTTGTGGGGAATGTACCCACTCATCATTGGATTGTTTTTAATTGAAAGGTTAGCATAATGTTAGAGTCTTTAATTGCCCCTGTTTCCAACCTACTGGAGCGTTTTATACCTGATGCCGACACCAAGCAGAAACTTGCGCATGAGATTGCAACGCTCTCAGAACGCCACGCGCAGGAACTCTCAGTCGCTCAGATTAAGCTCAACACCGCAGAAGCAAAAGGAAACTGGTTTCAAAGTTCTTGGCGACCCGCTACAGGATGGGTCTGCGTCTTTGGCTTTGCAGTCAATTTNCTCATCTCCCCCTTGGCGGCAGGGTTCGGAATAGAAATACCCCAAGCTGATACTTCTGTAATGTTACCTGTATTAATGGGAATGCTTGGGCTTGGCACAATGAGATCAGCAGAACGCCTCAAAGGAGTCGGAAAGTGACTACAAAAAAAGTTGAAGAAAAAGTTTATTTCAGACCTAAAGAATTAAAATGCAAGCATACAGGTTTGTCTGGAATGGACGATGACTTTATGATTACACTAAACGCTATCCGAAAAGAGTGTGGATTTGCGTTTCCTTTATCTAGTGCTTACAGATCACCCTCGCACCCCATAGAAGCGCGTAAAAACCATCTAGGAGCGCATACAACTGGAAAGGCGGTTGATATCCTATGCAATGGAGAAAAGGCTTTAGAGGTCATTAGAGTAGCCCAAAAGCATGGCATTAAAAGAATTGGTGTTCAGCAGAAAGGTGGCGGTAGATTCATTCATTTAGATGCTTGCACAGAAGAAGAGGGTTTCCCCTCTCCTGCTTTGTGGTCATACTAGCGTTCCAATAAAGGCAACGCCAAAAAATCTACAATACTGATGTTTAAGCATGAGCATATTAACTGAATGGTGTGGAGTTTCATGTTTTTATGCTTTCTCCACCTAAGAACTTGCTGTGGTGAGGTATTTGTTAGCCGAGATAGTTCTGCACTGCTGACCTGACTTTTGCTTTGCGCGAACCTTACGCATTTTCCCGCGTCTATCATATCCATCTTTTTAATCCTGTGTTATTCTAGTGAAGTCAGTTCTCCCCTGCTGACAAACCTCCTATGGTTTCCCCCTCGAAAGGGGGGGTTTTTTAGAACGGTATATCTTCATCTAAATCTTCCACACTTATGCCGATAGATGCCTGACCTGTTTGGACTACGCTTTGCGCTCCATCCGTATAGAACACTTTGGCATTTCCTAAGATGGGCGTTTGAACTTTTGCTTCACGCTCTTCTTTGTTTACGGTTTGACTAATAAAGCCATGATTCTCATATTGATCTGCTACTTCCGTATCAATAAAAGTTGTCAGGTCTAGGTAAGTACCTTTTGCCCCTTTGTATAATCTTGACTTATCAATCTTGGTTACGTCAATTTTTATAGATATTCCTACCTTCATTTTAGTTTCTCCAGTTGGTTTTGTATTACAGTTACAGCCGACTTAACTTGCTCGGCTAATTGGTTTATGTATTCTTCATTTCTTTCTACAGTGACAAGCACATGAGGCATTTCAGGGTGATATGCAAACGCATCCCAAGAACTTGCCCCAGTGACTAACATACAGCCTTGGATTTGCTGATAATAGGCTTTAACTAGACTCTGAGGGTCGCGCAGATACTTGACCATTGTGTTAGCCGCAGGGCATTTAATTTCAAGACCTGTACACGCTTGGGTAATAAATTCCACAATTCCGTCAGGTGAGCAACCAAATTCCTCGCTATCATCAAGAATAAACCCATGCTCTGTGACAGAATAGCCAGTAATAAACTCGTATGCTTCCCGCGCTTCTGGTTCTAACTCAGTTCCCCTTGCCATGTGTTCATTCTGATAAAACGGCTCAGATTGCCCTGTTAGACGTTCTGCAATTAATTGATTGATATACCCATCGGCACTGGTAGACGGCTTACCAGTAGCAGTAATCAGCTTTCCAAAGTTACTTGCGGAAGGCTTGCCCAATCGTGCGGCAAACCATTCCTCAGTCCCTTGTTCGTGGTCTAGAATAATCATTTTCCTGCAATCTTTTTGCCTACAGCGGCAAGTTGATCGTCAGTCATAGGCTTTTTCTTAGCCTCCAAAGCGGCAACAACTTTGTCGTATTTGCTTGCTAGGATTTCGCTAATCGACTTAACTTTTACCCACTCTAAGAATGCAGTTTGATCTACCTTAGTTTCATCAAGAAGTTTCTTGATAGAGATTACCTGATCTTCATTAACTTTCTTCTTATCGTCCCCGCGCAACATTGCCGACTCAGCATCATCATCTGCTGTTGGTATTCCTGCGATTGATTGCAAAGCGTACCGTCTTGCGTATGTTATTGCAGAGCCAGATGCTTGCGGGTCTTTCTTGACAGTTGGCAAGGTGTATTCCATCTCTAACCACTGACCAGAAACGTGCATTAGCCTAGTTGATACTCCAACCCCATGTTCGTTGCTAACTGGGAACTGGGTGTAGCTCAATCCGTTATCAGCAAAAGGTTGCTTAATCGCCTTGATAACAGAAGTAAGATCGGCATAGCTTGATTTAAAGAAAGGGTTGGATGAGTCTTTAACAGCACCCCCCATCTGGCCTTGTGCATTACATAGCGCATTAGCCAGTTCATTGATTAACTCAGATGATTTCATTGTTCTTGACCTCCTACAGTCTGTTCTTTTGCATACTGCTCACCATAACCATTTTCATAAGCAGTAGATTGATTTACTAATGCGGGGTAGCCAAGTACGCAATCAAGCTCCCCGCGCTCTTTATCATTTAAATCATTGATGCTCATACAACCTCCTTGTGGTGATTGTTGTAAACTTCAATAGCTTGAATAACCCTGCTTGTTACAGTCCACGGATTTGTTGTAGAAAAAACCAACAATTCTTTTAAAGTTAAACCTAAAAACTCCATGTCTTTTTCTAGGATTTTTATAGCAGTTTCGTATTTCATGTTTTTACCCTTTGTTTGATNGCCCCCNAAGGGGCGGTTGGTTCATGCAGACAAAAAAGCCTCATTTTTTAAAATGTTATCTGCCTCTTCTTTTTCTTTTGTTTCTTTCTCAAAAGTCTCTAAAAGAATGTTCAGCTCTATAATTGCAAACTCGCAACCTTTAATGCGGTCTCTGTCGCCATTTTTTATGTTGCTTTGCAACGCTTCTTTTAAGTCAGCAATTTGAGCGTTGATGGTTGCTTTGATAGTGCAGTTTGTTAGGTTGATAATAGTCATTTTGTCGCCCTTTGTTTTTTGATTGAGGTTACATTATCGTTTATTTAATTATTAATGTACAGTTTTGGCTATAACTATTTAGAATAAGCATATAACTAAAAGTTACTTTTAATCTTTGTATACATAAGCGATCATAGTGGGGTTCGGGCTAGAGGGTGACGAAATCCTTAAATTAAACGTCACAGCGTGGTTGACCCTCCAGACATAGCCCTACAATTTAATCGGTTTTAGATTGTGGATAGGTTGGATATCCGATACGGACATAGTTATAACCGCAAAGTTGCTTTAGCCCTTTGATCGTGAATTTACTGTTTTTTGCAGTAAAAGGGTTAAATCATCTTGAATATATCTAGTTTTTAAAAAAAGTAATCAAAAAAATAATTATCAAATAATCGGGCGAGGCTTGCCGAGCCATAGGAGAAACAAATGATTGTAATGCGAGAAACATCCACTGACCGATCACACGAACAAAGACTTTTAATGGCAATGGCGAAACGCTTAAACTGTCAATATAAGCAATCACCTAATTTAAAAAAGTACAGGTTAGATGGTTGGTTTCACGATGGAAGCGAACCTGATAGCCGAGGTAGTATGATTGGTTGGGCTGAATGCAAATGGTATGGAGATGGTAAAAAAGCATTTTGCGCGTTAAATGTTCCTAAATATATGGAGATGATTCATCTAAGTCAGACCACTATGTTGCCTTCTTATTTTATTTTTAGGGAAGACAGGCGAGTTGGTTATATTGTTGTACATGACGGAATAATGCATAGGGCAAAGTTTAAAGTTTTTCAGACAGGCGGGACGGCTAAAGGAAGAACCCCAAACCCAGACGATATTGAGCCTTTAATTATGTTTAGCAAACAAGAAATTCAATGGGCTATATAAACTAAAAGGTTTACATTGGATAAAAAATAGTATTTACTATCACCTCAATCAAAAAAGGGTATCAAAATGCAATTAGTAACTGGCGACACATATCAAACAATAGACAGCGATGTTATAGCATGGCAACGCGCTTTTCCTGCTGTAGACGTTCATCAAGAGTTGGCCGCTATGGAGTCATGGCTAGACGCTAACCCTACTAGACGCAAAACCAAGGGCGGCATTAAACGCTTTATTAACTCTTGGCTATCACGCGCACAAAGTCAGGGCGGCTCTTCCCCTATAGCGAGAAACTACAAAAAGCCTGACAGCCTACGCGCCATGACTATTGACATGAAGTTGACTGATGTTAGTTGGTTAGAGGGCGAACAATTAGAAGAAATGAAAGCGTACTATCTTAGTACTCGCGGTCATTATTATGACGGTCAATTTAAGGACGCGCAGGGGGTGATTAATGGATAAGTCAATCCAAACCCTTTGGGACACTACCATGATTATGAATTATGGTTACAGGAACAAAATGGGGTATGTCGTTTACAAGTTTATGAAAACACTGCGCCCTGATTTGTTTGATGAANACAGCCGCATTACACAAGAAGGATACGAGTATTTTAACAGTCTTGAGTTAAGAAGATGCAGGGATAGAGCTTGGAATGGCGAATTAAGATTTCAAAAATACAAGCAAACTGTTGATGATTTTATTGGTTCTCACTCTTTACCGTTGCTGTTGGCGTTAGCTGATCGCAAACTTGATAATATGGATGTTTTAACAAATATTAGATTATATAAATGGGTCAGGCATAACCAAAAAACAAGAGCAAAAAATAGTTATCATCAAAAGAAAAAAGCAATTCAACTTTATCGCGATGAAAATAATGGCGAAAAGGGTGTAAGGATGCAAATATATACTAAGGCTAGAGACAAACGCACAGATTGGGGGACGGTAAAATGAGCAATGGGACAGTCGCAAGAAGAATAACATTTAGAGGCAATCACCTTAAACTAGAAGATGGGGGTCAATACACCATAAAAGAATTGTCTAACTTAACAGGATTTAGTGACCCATCTTTGAGGTCAAGAATTGGCCGCAAAACAACCTGCACTGAATACGATTTTAGGGTAGCAAGTCGAGGAAAGAAAAGCGTTGTATTTGAGCCGCCTCAATCTTTGTCCTACCTGTGGTTAAAAAAGGCAATAGTATGAGCCAAGGTGATAACAACAAAATAAACAATCTGGAACACGCTGAAAAGCAAATTCCGTACATTGTCAAAAGAATAAAGGAGTGGGACTATTCAGCCCCGCTCTGCTTTAAATTAACGCCTTATAAGAACCCGCGCACGACAAGCCAGAATGCATTATTCCATGCATGGTGCGGGCAAATGTCTGAGTTGTTTATTACAAAAAACCCAACGTGTACCCGCGAAAATATGAAATTAATGCTAAAGCATCGTTTTTTAGGTGTCGAAACTGTTAAGATTGGCAAGGAATATAAGGTAGATCATCAAGTCCGAAAGACTAGCGATTTGGACGTAGGAGAGATGGTGCATTTTATGGATGAAGTTTACCACTGGGCAATAGAACACAAAGTTCCTTTGTTAATCCCTAGGGAAAGCGACTACCAAAAACTAAAAACCAAACAGGTGACATGATGTTTAATCAGAAAGTTGACCCAAGAGTTTTAAAAGAATTTGCAGAAAGCCCGCGCCAACACGAAGTAATTGATGCAGTTATCAGCCAAGGTTCTGCAACTAAAGCGGCAACATTCCTAAAAGTAAATCGTCGGTCTGTTGACAAAATGATTACCCGACTTGAAGAAAAAGCGGCAAAAGGCGGGATATCCCCGCATAGAGATTTGATACACCAAACAGCCGCAGGATTTGAAGCCAAACGAATATCAACAGCCTACAAAGATGATGGTTCTGTGGCTTTGCAATGGGTTATTCAAGAGCCAGAAAAGAAAAGCCTTAAAGAACGGCTTGATCTAATGCTTGAGGGCATGAAAGACGATTTAAGCGGGTTTAAATCGCCAGTTAAAGCGCCCGCAAAGGTTAATGCTGATTATCTCGCGATGTATATTCTGGGTGATCACCACTTTGGGATGTTGGCTGATTCGGAGACTAAAATATCTGGAGATGATGACGATTGGGACGTTAAAATAGCAAGTCAAGTCCTGCTTGAGTCAACTGAGCGCCTTGCCAAAAGGGTAGGCGATGCAGAAGTAGGGGTGCTGTTAAATGTCGGGGACTTTTTCCACGCTGACAGCAGTAAAAACGAGACCACAAACGGTACGCGGGTCGATGTTGACACGCGCATAGGAAAGACGTTTAAGTTAGGGGGGCGGCTTTTCCAGATACTTATAGACAAAATGCTACTTACTCACAAGAAAGTCATAGTAATCAACGTGAGAGGCAATCACGATTCCGACATGGCCTGTCACTTGTCTAGCTGTCTTGAGTTGCTGT